GCGCTGGCCCGACATCGAGATCGTCGAGGAGGTCTGGGACTGATGGCCCGCTTCATGCTCGTCTGCCTCGACTCGTCCTCCCAGGTCGAGCTGACCAACGCCGATGTCCTCAACCTCCTGTGGGGCCTCAAGTACGCCGACGCCGCCGCGGGTGACGTCCAGACCGAGTACGCCGGGCTCCACGAGCGGCTCGCTGACACCTTCAAGGGCGACGTCAAGTAGGCCCGTGTCGCAGCGTGTGAGACAATGTCAGGATGGCATCAGAGAACAACGTCACCCTGGTCGGCAACCTCACGAAGGATCCTGACCTCCGATACACGACAGGCGGACGCGGCGTCGCCAGCTTCGGGCTGGCAGTCAACCGTCGCTGGATGAACAAGCAGAGCAACGAGTGGGAGGAGCAGACCAGCTTCTTCAACATCGTCGCCTGGGGCGACCTCGGCGAGAACTTCGCTGCGTCGCTCGTGAAGGGCTCCCGAGCCATCATCACCGGCCGCCTGGAGCAACGCTCGTACGAGACGAAGGAAGGCGAGAAGCGTAACGTCACCGAAGTCGTCGCCGACGACGGCGGCCCCTCGCTGCGGTGGGCCCAGGCCCAGGTCGAGAAGATCGAACGCGACTCGGGCGGTTCCGGCAGCCGCCAGTCCTCCGGCGGATCCGATCGTCTCGCACCCCGCGAGGACGAGGAACCATTCTGAGGTGCGGTGGTCCGGCCGGACCATCATGGTCGCGGTTCTCGTCGTCAACGTCGAGGAGGACGAGTTGACCGAGGATCGCCGCCAGGCCGACTACGTCCTGGAAGTCGGCGAGACCCTGATGTTCCCGGTCGACCCTGGAATGAAGCTCACGGCCGAGCCCGGGCCCGACCCCAACTCGATGATCCTCCGCTGGAAGAACCCAACCTAGAAGCGAGTGACCTACACCGTGGTACAGTCAACCCCCATGTCCACCTATGAGTTCCGGGAGCCCGTCCCGTCGTCCCCGGACGAGTGCGAGGCCGACCCGGTCGGAGTGATCGAGATCGCTCAACGACTCGGCGTCCTCGACCGTTCGGTCCACAAGATGATCCAGCGCGGGCGCCTGCCCGAACCCGACTACGACAGCGTGAACGGATCCCGCGCCTGGGACTGGCGCACCATCCTGTGGTGGGCCGGTGAAACGCGCCGCCTCAACGGCGAAGCCCTCCGGAACGAGTACCGGCGCACGTTCCGAGTCGAACCCCCCGTCGCCCGCAAACGGTCGCGGAACATGCCCGGCACGGTCGAGCGGCCCGACGCCCATCCCGGCAAGCCGCGGGTCCCGAGCCGATGATCGTCTCCACCCTGATCGCCGGGCTCGCCGGTGCACGCCTCACCCGCGCCTGGTCGTACGAGACCATCGGTGAGGAGATCAACACGCCGATCGTCGAGTGGGCCGCCAAGTTCGAGGTCGACGAGACGGGGCACGTCACGACGCCCAACTCGGTCCTGCGGCTCCGGGCCTTCGTCGAGGATCTCGTCGGTTGCCCGTACTGCATCGGGTTCTGGTTCACCCTCGGCTGCGTCATCGGGCTCAAGTTCAAGCTGACCCGGCCCCTCGTGATCGGTGCTGCCGCCGCCGCGATCCAGTCGGCGATCGTGGACCACTACCCAGGGTTCGACAACGGAGAGAGCCAGCAGGGCTAGAGTTCCCGACATGGCTCGCGATCCCTTGGCACCTCTCGCTCCCGGTGTGCCCGCGAAGCGGAGGAGCCTGTTCGCTCGTTCCCCGGTTCCGCCCACCCCGTCGACGGAGCTGGCGATGGAGCGCCCGGTCTTCACGCCCAAGGTGTCCTCGACGGCGCTCCGCACGATCGGTGACGAGGACCGACTGCAGCGCCGCAAGCGCCGCCACACCGCCCAACAGGACCGGGTGTGGCAGGAGAAGTGCTACGAAGCGCCCCTGAGCGTCGCCGAACTCGGCTACCTGCTCCAGCTCCAGGCGAACGTCACCGCCCTCTGCGAGTTCCCCGTCCGCCGCTGGAACGAAGACACCGGCCGCTGGGAAGCCAACGACCGCGAGGCCGAGGAAGTCGAGTTCGACGACCGCCCCGAGAACGTCATGGAGGCCCTCGTCGGCCCCAACGGTGGACGCGCCGAACTCATCCGCAAGGGCGCCTACCACCTGTTCTGCGCCGGTGAGGGTCACCTCGTCGGCACACCGATCGAATCCGGCACCGGCATCATGTGGGAGTTCCTGTCCGTCATGGAGCTGTACCCGGACGCCGACGGCCGCCTGGTGCGCCGCAAGTCCGGCATGACGTCAGAGGACGTCGACTTCCTCAACGAGGAGACCTACGTCGCCCGCTGCCTCGCGTCGTCGCCGATCTACTCGGAGCTGGCCGACTGCGAAGTCCGGCGTGTGCTCCCGATCGTCGCCGAGATCAAGTCGCTCACCCAGATGGTCGACGCCACGATCAAGTCGCGCATCCCCGCGAACATCCTGTTCATCCCCGAAGGCATGACCCTGAAAGGTGTCGGCGACGTCGACGACGCAGAGTCCCTCGGATCCGACGGCACGAACGGCTCGCTGTACGACATCGACCAGCTCGTCGACGAGATCTTCGAGCACGTCAACCAGTCGCAGATCGACCCGATGTCGGCCGCTCGACTCGTCCCGCTGATCCTTGTCGGCGCGGGCGACCAGGGCCAGTACATCAAGGTGATCGAGCTGTCCCGCGAGCTGGACGGCTGGGCCCAGGAACTCCGCCAGGAGGCCCTGACCCGCATGGCTCGCGGCCTCGACGCCCCGCCCGAGCTGATGTCGGGCCGGGCGAACACGAACCACTGGACCTCGGCCATCATCGACCAGGACTTCCTGGTGAAGCACATCCAGCCGATCGGTCAGCTCATCGCTGACTTCCTCACCGTGAACTACCTGCGCCCGATGCTGCAGGTGTTCGAGGGCATGACCGAGGAGGAGGCGTTCGAGTGGAAGGTGTCGTTCGACCCGTCGCCGGTCACCGCCCGCGCCGACGAAGCGAAGTCCGCGCAGACCCTCCGCGACCTGCTGTCCGACGAGGCCATCCTCTCGGCCAACGGGTTCGACAAGGCCGACCAGGTCTCCCCGGAACAGCGGACCGAGCGTCGCGTCTGGCAGCTCATCCAGCAGAACCCGACCCTGTTCGCTCCGCTCATGCTGCAGCTCCCCGGCTTCGAGGACTGGAAGCTCGACGACGTGCTCGAAGCGATCGCCTCTCAGGCAACTGCCCAGGCCGCGATCGGAGTCAACGAGACGGTCGTCGACGAAGGCAAGGTCGTCGACCCGCTGCCTGGCACGAAGGCCGCCGAGACGAACGCCAAGACCAGCGACGACATCGTCGACGGGACGTCCGGCGCCGAGGAGCCCACCCGACCGGAAGGGCTCAGCGGACTGACCGACGCGCTCATCGCTGAGGCCGACATGGCCGTCGACAAGGCGCTCGGCAAGGCCGGGTCTCGGATCGTGTCGCATCTGCAGGGCGCCGATGACACGCTGCGCGCCCGGGCGAAGTCCGCGTCGAAGCAGACCCTCGCTGCGACGATGACGGGCGCCGACCTCAAGTCGATGGGCACGAACCCGTCGAAGCTGCTGCGCGGGTCGTTCGACGAACTCGCCGCGACCTCGCGACTGCTGACGTTCATGCACCTCACCGCTGACGGCGTCGACGAGACCGTCGCTGGCCGGTACGCCGACGACGTGTCTGCTGCTCTGGCGTCGAGGATGGAGACGTTCATGCTGGACCGGTTCCACGACAAGATCCAGAAGGGGCCCAACGGCTACCGGGTGCCGACCTCGGTCGTGAGCAGCGTCCTCGAAGACGTCCTGCCGATCTCGGTGTGAGGCGTCGTGGTCTGGCGCGACGACTACATCGACGAGGAGGCGTACCTCGCTGTCCGAGACGCAGCGCGTGAGGCGTACCGTCGCGCCGCCGAGATGGTCGCCCCCAGGATCGAGAAGGCGATGGTCGCCGCCGCCGGACAGTCCATCTCCGAGGAGGAGTGGCTGCAGCTGACTCAGGACGTCTCCGACGCCTACGGCGACGTGTACCTCGACGCCGTCATCAACGCCGGGGCCGAACTCGGTGTGATGCCCAGCGATGCAGACCTGCTGTCGATCCTCGCCGAGCACGAAGCCGCGGTCGAGGGGTTCTCGTCGAGCCTTCGCGGTCTCGTCGACATGTTCACCGCCGACGTACTCGAACAGCAGCTCCCCATCTCCGAGATCCAGCAGCGCCTCCTCGACGCCTCGTCGTCGCCGCTCAACCCGAACAAGGCCGACATGTTCGCCCGCACCGCGACGAACACTGCGGCGAACCAGGGCTTCGAGTCCACCTTCCGCGCCGCCGGGCTCGCAGCCAAGTCGTGGATCACTCAGCGCGACGACCGGGTCCGTGACTCTCACGGCGCCGTCGACCGCGACACCGTCCCAGCCGGGGAGACGTTCATGGTCGGCGGGTTCGAGGCCCGCTACCCGGGCGACCCGAAGCTCCCGATCGCTCAGCGGATCAACTGCCGGTGCATCCTCGGCTGGGTCGACGGTGGCGGTGTCCGCCGGGCAGTGACCGCCACCCGCAAGGATCTGTACTCGATGGCACGTCAGCTGGAGATCCCGGGCCGCTCGAAGATGAACAAGGCCGAGCTGCAAACGGCCGTCATCCGGGACTTGTGCCTGCAGGGGATGGCCGCTGGGTCGGACTGCACGAACCGCCTGGACGAGATGAACATGGCGTCGCTGCTCACGTACGGACGTCTCGGCAACATCCGCGGCCGGTACCGGATGCGGAAGCCTCAACTCCTCGCTGCGGTCGCGGAAGCGTTCACCTTCGTCGTCTCGATCGGTCTGTCGACGGAGCGGGCCCACCACCGGTCGCAGCTCAGGGTGGCCGCCGTTCACCAGATGACGTGACTTTCGTCCCACAACTTAGTACAGTTGCGGGGCATGGACGCGCAGAACGTCACGAACCTGGTCCGGGTTGATCCCAGGGCCCCGGAGTTCCCCCTCGAACACGCGCGCTTCCGGCTGATGAACGGTGACCCCATCGTCGTCCGCGACTTCAACACGGCGCGCCAGGTGCTCGTGATCGGCGGTCTCTCGACCGACGACGCGGACGCACTGGTCAACCGTGCTCGACTCGCTTCGACGTCGGTGTAGCACAGGTTCCCCCAGCTGGAGTGCGGGTGTCGTTACGATGGCGCCCATGAACGTGCCCGCGGTGATGCCCGCGCTTCCTGATGACTCGGTCGAGTCGGCGACGTTCTCGGTCACCGGAGGTCGAGCGGTCGAACGGTTGCGTGCGGGCCAGATGGTCCCGTGGCAGGGGTTCATCGTCGTCGAAGGTGTCGAGACCGGCGACGGCCGTTTCGTTTCCGAGGGGGCGCTGTCCTGGCAGAACGACCTGCTGCCCGTCCCGTTGATGGCCCAGTTCGAGAACCCTGTCGGCGGCTCCGGCCACGACGGCGCGGTCCTCGCCGGGAAGATCATGACCATGACTCGCATCGGGTCGAAGGTGTGGGCGACCGGGTACATCGACCCGTTCACGCCGGGCGGTATCCGTCTCGCGCTGGCCCTCGATCGGCAGAACATGCGCGGCATCTCGGTCGACCTCGACTCGGTCGAGCTGGCCGAGGATCGCCGTTCCGGTGTCCGCAACATCTCGAAGGGCCGCATCCGCGGTGCCACGGTCTGCCCGTTCCAGGCGATCGTCGAGGCGACCATCGAACTGACCAACGACGAAGGAGACGCAATGGCCGCCTCAGCTGGCCCCATCACAGCCAAGGTGTTCACGCTGGCTTCCGACCCTGTCGAGTCGCTCGTGGCGTCCGGTGGTTCCTCGATCCCGATGGAGCCACCCAAGTCGTGGTTCGCGCTCCCGTCGAACCCGAACGAGATCAACCACCCGCTGGAGATCTCCGCCGACGGCCGCCTGTCCGGCATCATCGCTTCGGAGGGCACCTGCCACATCGCGTTCGCGAACAAGTGCGAGCCACCACCCAAGTCGAAGACGAAGTACGCCGCGTTCCGAGTCGGCTCGGTGCACACCGCTGAGGGTGACTCGGTCCGTACCGGCCCGATCGTGATGGACACGGTCCACCCGGATCTGCGCCGGTCGGCGTCGGACGCGATGGCGTTCTACGCTCACACCGGTTGCGCGGTCGCTGACGTCGTCCCCTACGACACCCAGTTCGGCATCTACGTCGCCGGTGTGATGCGCCCGGATGCGACACCGTCGCAGATCCGTAACCTGCGGGCGTCGGATATCTCCCCGGACTGGCGGTTCATCAACGGGAACCCTCGCGAGATGTGCGCGATGCTGGCCGTGAACAACGGCGGGTTCAAGGTGCCGCAGTCGTTGGCTGCGTCGGCTGGTGACTACATCCTGCCGGGCAACGCCGCGGTGGCGATCTCGAAGGACGAGGAGATGCTGGCTCTGGTCGCGTCGGGCGGTGTCCGCGCTGCCCTGGCTGACTGTGGCTGCGACGAGATCCCGCAGACCTTCGCGAAGGGCGCCCCGTTCAAGGGTGCGGCCCCGCCGTTCGAGGGCGACGAGGAGGACGAGGAAGCGGTCGACGACGACGAGAAAGAGGAGCTGACGCTGGCGTCGGACTTCCTCTCGAAGTTCGGGCCGCGCCGGTTCCGCACGCCGAAGGTGCGCGTGTTCCGGATCGAGCAGTTCCACGCCAACCATGACCAGTCGACCCACGGTCGCCGCTCGGGCCGGGGCGAGGGTGTCACGGAGGCAGACCAGGCCCGCTATGACAAAGAGATCCCGGACATCACCGACTCGTACCTGATGGACGACGACCCGGGCAACACGGCGGCGGCTCGCGCTCAGACCCGGGCCCGAGCGCGTCGACTCCAAGACGACATCCCGGACCTCAGCGATGTGGCGTACGATGCCGAGCCCGGCATGGAGGACTCCAACGGTCCTCGTCGGCGGAACACGAAGTCGTCTCCGAAGACTCGGAGCGCAACGCCGGGGGATGGGCATCCCAGCGGCGGCGCCAAGCAGGGCGGCACCTCGGGAAGCGGTG